ATTAAAGGCTCACTTAATACTTGTTCTTTTGCTTTAGAAGATAAACTTACTTCTTTATCTACTACGAAAGCTGTTCCTGATGCATTTGTTAATGTTACTTCAACTGTTGCTGTTGAGCTTGCATCTTCTGCTATTAAAAGTGATTTAACAATTGCTCTAGAGTTAGCTGGCACTGTATATAAAGTAGTAGCACCTGAACTTGTTAAACTTGCTTTTTTATTTGTATATACGTTAGCCACCTATAAACCAAGAGAATCTCTCTTGCTCCTGTTTTACTTCATCTAAAAATGTAGAATTTAATTGATCCTTCATAATGTTAATCTTTGTCATTATCTACGTCCATCTCCTTGTACATCTAATCTTAATGTACCAAATCTCCACGTTTCTCCACTATCATCATTTTCAATCTTAACATTTATAAATCTTCCTCTAGCTCTAGTATCTTTTTTAAGCGTTGTTGAATCAATTGTAAAGGGACTTAAAGTAGTTGTTGTATCTGATTGTTGTGGATATCGCTTAACCCCTAAACTTACTTTAGCATTACCATCTAATGTTTTAAAGTCAGGTATAAATCTTCTCATTGCAAGAAATACTTCACCCGCTAATTTAAGACCTACTTGTTGACCTCGTTGATTTCTTTGTCTTTGTTCTAAATCAATGTCATATGACTTTATAAAAGATGTAACTGTTGTAGTAGAACCGTCTTCATTAACTTGATCTGTGCCAACTTCGTGTTCAAAGAATTTTGTTTGACCTAATCCATTTTGACCTACAACTGCTGGAAACGTGCCATTACTTGATGCATCATATTTAGTTGCAAAAGGTTTTGGATATACAATTGCATCAATCCAAGAGGTCCTTGCTTCAGTGCCCGTGTACCACACACCGCCTCTCATAGGTTCTCCATAATTAAATACAACATACTTATCATTATAGCTTGAACCTGATGATGGATAATACCAAATTACTTCTGTGAATAGATTATTAATACCTGCTGTAACTTGTTGACCTTTTGTAGTATCAAAATTATCATATACAAAATCTTCTACACTACATGGTAATGATTTAACTGTACCATCATACATAAAGAAACCGTTTGCAGATAACCAGAATGCTGCACCATCTACTTCAACAACTGCATTTTTACCAATCAATCCACAGTTTGTACCAACCTGTTCAAAACTAAATGTGAAAGGTGCACCTACAAATTTCATCGTATACAATGCATTGTCTGTAAATATTAAAATTGTTTCTTTTGCTTTGATAGCACCAACTATTTTTGTACCATCTTGTAATCTAAAATCTCCTGCAGTGTTAATAGCAGTTGCTGCATAATCGTTAATATCTTCTTGATCTGAGAATCTAACAAACATGTCATCTTGTGTTGTTGTATCTCCAATAGTTGTTTCAGTTCCAAAATGACATAAGTGTCTAGTTGTTGGTGACACTAAAGTTAATCTTGATGCAGTCGGATTAGATGATGTGGAAAAACCAGATGTAGACGTTGATGCTCTTGTAGTTAAAGGTGTTGCTGCACCTGCGTTCCATGTAAATGTTTTACCATTTGCAATTGTTGCAATTAATACTTGACCAAAATTATCTAAACTCCAGAGACCTGGTTCAAGAGTTACTTCTGATGCTAATACTGCTTCACCCCAATCAGAAAAATTTGTAGCATCTGTAACTGCTGTGTTATCAGAATGTGCAGCATTATCTGTGCCGTCTACATTTCTTGTCATACTTAAAAAATTTGTAGCGTTTGTAGATGTGTAAGAAATTAATTCTGATTCAACTAAAATTCTTCCTGATGACGCAAAACCTGTTGTTGAGTCCACGGTTATTTGAGTTGAAGGAGAACCTCCTGTACCAAATGCATCTGCATTTAATGCTCCGTCTAATTGTGTTGTTGCAGCACCTGATACTGATCCATCCCATTGTGAGATACCCCAACCATAACCATAAGACTGTGCAGCGGGACCTATTTTTTCATAAGGTTTAATATCAATACTTCCACCAGATGCAGAACCTGTAGATGCTGTTGTTTGTGTAATTTTGAAAGTAACATTAGATGGAGCAGAAGTTACTTGAAATAGTTTATCTTCAAAATCTGATGCAGCATAACCCGTACCACCTGGTAAAGTTACATTATCTAATAGTATAATGTCCCCTTCTTCTAATCCATGATTTGATGAAGTAGTTAGTGTACAGACAGCAGTTGTACCATCTGTTGAAATTGTTGCAGAACTTATAGTAGATGCTAAAGGTGTGATGTCATATAACTGTCCTTCAAAATAAATAAGTAAAAATTTATCTGTTCCTAATGCAACATATCTGTTTCCATTAAGATCAACGAATGCATGAAGTTTTCTTGCAACACCTGTAATTGTATCTGATATCAAAGAAGACCAACCACCTACTTTTTCTGGTAGACCATATCTAAATCTAACATTGTCAGAGTCTACCCATCTGTTCTCTGCACCTGCAGAGGTATCCTGTTTATCAACTCCTGGTAAGAAATTGTATTCAATAAGAGCCATGGTCCGTGCTCCTTACGCCGTGTTAGTTTTGTACGTCCAGCCTCTTGTA